TTAAAGCTTATCCGCGTGGTGCATGAGCACGAATTTATCCCACAACTGTTCTTCATTCTCGACGTGCGCCGGATCTTTGAGAATAGTATTCGGGATCGGGCACACTTTCTGGCAGGTTGGCGTGTCGTAGTGGCCCACGCACTCGGTGCAGCGGTCGCTGTTAATCTCATAAATGCTCTCGCCCATCGAAATGGCCTCATTCGGGCACTCCGGTTCGCACATATCGCAATTAATACAGCGTTTAGTAATTAGTAAAGACATATCAATGAATTACCATTAAAGCAATTTAAAATCAGTAAGTTATGGTGGTTTTGCATTCTTCACTATTATTAACTTACTGTATGTTGATCCAGTGTATTTAACGCTGATAAACTCAATCCAGTAACACAAAACCGCAACACATTGCATTTTGTCCCGTAGTAAAGACATGCATGTGTGAGCTTGTTTTCTGCGCCCTAGCAGATAAGGATTGAGAATGCCGCGCACTGTAACACATAAACCAGATAGCCCCAATAATGACGATGTTATAGCCGCGTCAGAAAAGTGGGACTCCTGTAAACCCCCTTATACCAGCGCACACATGAAAATCTGTGTTGCTGCCGCCAAAATCATCCTCGCCGCCTCCGGCGTGGCTCGCCGTTCCAAATACGAAAAAGAGAACTACCTCCGTATCGATTTCAGCAAAGCCGGTAAGGTTACATTTTACGCCGAGTTTCCAAAAAAGATGGGGCTCAAAGGCAAAAAGCTCGGCGAGTGGCCGGAACTTGCCATCCAGCTGGCGCGCGAAAAAGCGTTAGGTATGGCTGAAGGTGGCCTGCGAGCCGAGTCCGTACATGCAGTGCTGGAAATGTACCGGGATGACCTCAAAGCCAAAGTGGCCCGCCAGAAGTTAAGCCCGGATAGTTTAACCACCTACGGGGTGCGTATTGACCGGATTAAAGCAACGTTCGGCCCGCGGGAAGTATTCTGCGATGTAACGTACACTCGTCTGGTTGAAGTGCTGGACGAGTGGATCGCCACCCGTTCGAACAATAACGCCCTGGAGCTGTTTGCCGAGCTCCGTCGGTTCTGGAAGTTCTGCGCACCTACGCTTTGCAATGGCCGCAATGTTGCCGCCAGCCTGCCCGACGATTATGTATCTTCTCGCGTTCAGAAACCTACCCCCACACGGCTTTTTACCGATATTGAATCAATCGCTCGCCTCTGGCTCAATGTTGCCGCCTGCACCTCCGTACACCAGAAAAATGCTGTTCGCTTCATGATCATCACCGGCGTTCGTCCGATTAATGTCCATAACCTGCGCTGGGACTACGTTAACGAGGGGACTGGCGAAATTGTTTATCCGGAAGGGGTTATCGGTATGCGCGGGGCTATGAAAACACAAAAGGCTTTCCGCCTGCCGATAACGCCAGAGATCCGGCGGATTATCGACGAGCAGAAAGCCTGGCGTGATTCAGTTCCTGAGTGCAATAACGATTTTGTATTCCTGCAGCCGCGTGACCCAATGCAGCCATTTTCAAAAAGATCGCTGGATAAACTGGTGAAAACCTATAGCCCGGAAGGCGCGGTTAAAGGCATGAAGCATGACGGGACTATTAAGGGAAGAGAGGGGGCATTTAATACGATGTGCCGTAAATTCCTTAAGAGCAATGTTATTGCCCTGATGAAGGAAAGAGGCTATCCCCGATCAGACCGAAGGGAAATCAGCCTCCTGTGCCTTCACCATTCCAGTAAGTCAGATGACCCGATGGCAGAACATTACGACTTTTCAGACGAGATTTTACAGGAAGAGATTGCGTTGAAGCGCGAAGCCTTCGAGGCTCACGAAAGGAGCATACTTGCGCAGGCTGCGCTGTTACGACGACGGGGTTAATACTGGCTACGGCACTTCTGGATGAAGGCGTCGACGTTACGGCGCTCATAGCGAACCACTTTTGCGCTGAAACGGATGGGGGCCAGTACGGCGCGATGCCGGTGCTTTATATTCCAGTCGCATAACGTCTTCTGGGTTATGCCCAGCTTCTGGCATACCTCGTCCGGGGTGAGCAGATCGTCGGGTTGCTCGCTCATGCTATACCTCTCTTTTTCATGGCATCGAGCAGGATGTCCTGCACTGTTCGTTTTGAATTGCGCCGTTCCATCACCATTTCATCCATGGTGCCGGCGGCGATAATGTGGTGTATGAACACCGGGCGGTTGTGTCCAGCCTGAATTTGTCGGGTAGGCCCGATACGTTCGATAATTTGCTGGTACTGCTCCAGGTCCCACCAGTGCGAGAAAAACACCAGTATATTGCCCCCGTCCTGCATGTTCAGGCCGTGGCCGGCGCTGGCAGGGTGAGCGAACAACACCGGTATTTTGCCGGCATTCCAGTCGCGCAGCGTCTGCGGATCCTGGTCAAGATGGCGGCCGCGAGGAAACGCTTTAAGCAACCGCTCCAGGTCGTGTTTCCAGTGGTAGGCGACCAGCACCGGCGCGCCAGCTGCTTCAGTGAGTATGCTGTCCAGCGCCTGCAGCTTCGCGTCGTGAAGTTCTGACCAACTGCCGGCGTCGTCGGTGTAGACTGCGCCGCTGGCAATTTGCAGGCACTTCACCGTCTTTGCCGCAGCGTTCGGCGCTTCGATGCCTTCGCCGTTCAGCTCGAGGAACATTTCTTTTTCCATCTCGCGATACTGCTGGCGCGCCTTTGGTGGCATGTCTACGCAGATCACGTTATGGATGGGCTCTTTGATATCGAACCAATCGGCGGCATCCAGCGAGATAGTCACATCGGCCAGCGCGCGCTGTATTTCGTCCTGCGAGTGAGCGAACGGCTCCAGCTTTGTCCAGCTCTGGCCGGGAAATTGTATCGAGTTAAACCAGCGGGAGGTGAACGCGCCGTACGTGCGCCCGAGGCGTTGGCCCTGGTCGACAAACCACGCTTGCCCCCACAAATCTACCAGGCCATTCGGCGCCGGCGTGCCGGTGAGGTTCATCCAGCGACGTACATGCTTATGCGCCACTTTGCCGAGCGCCGCAGCGCGTTTTCCGCCGCCACGCAACCGGAAAGACTTAAGCCGGGTGCTTTCGTCAGGAATGACGGTAGCGAACGGCCAGCGGCCACCGAGTTCTTCGGCCAGCCACACCAGATTGTCGTAGTTGATGGTGAACACGCTGGCGTTGCTGTTTGCCAGCGCGGCAGCGCGTGCTTTGGCGGTACCGACAATCGGCTGCACTTCGATGTTGCGCAGGTGGCCCCATTTCACAGCCTCATCAGGCCATGTGCTGGCCGCCACGCGCAGCGGCGCCAGTACCAGCGCCGGTTGTGTCTCTGCGCCGCACATATAGAGGTCTTCCAGCGCGGTCAGTGTCGCTACGGTTTTACCCATGCCCATACCCGCCCAGATGTTGCAGCGCTCGATATCGATTTCGTGATTGATAATGAGTTCTTGGTAAGGGCGGGGGATAAATTGTTTACTTAATGCTTTCACGCTAGTTTCCTATGCTATTATTCGCACTTACATTCATCGCAAGGCTGATTCGGCTATGGAAGAAATAAAGAAAATTCTAAAAAGTAATTTCCCATTAATAGCGTTTTTGACATCAATTGGATATCTGATGTCTTATTTCTATCAGTTGTCGATAGCAAACTATTATGGATACCCAGAAGAGTACATTTCTTTTGATTTAGACACATTGCTGCGGACTTTTGCACTTTTCTTTACTATTGCGCTTATAATAATAGCCCCCTTATCTTTGATTTCGACAAAAAACAATATGGGGTGGCTAGCTTTGATGTTTATGTTATTTTTATTCTTTATATATCTGGCTGTTTTTTCCCCAGTTAACCCTTTTACTTTTTTTGTAGGGGGTAAGGCTATAAGCTTACCTGTTATAATTGCTTATGCAATAGTGCCTGTTGCGACTTTCTATACGTTGCTTACATATATTAATGGGGCTCGCTACCCTAAGCTAAGTGTTTTCTCAATTATGCTTTTGGCTTTCTCTATTTACACTGGGCCGAATCTTGTCGGTACGTTTTCCTCGTATGCTAAATTAAAATATTTTCATTTAGATAAAGAGTCTCAATATGTACTTTTAAGTTCTAGTGGAAGCCGATTGATTTTTGGAGCGTGTGATACTAAGGGGGTTAGATTTTTACTTAAAGAAAGCTCTACAGTAGGAGAGCTAATTCCATTTAATACAAAAAATGAAGGAATTAAAATTCGGGACTGTTTCTTCAACAGGGATTTTAAATAATCCCCTCCAGATCTTTGCTATCCAGCACAACCACGTTAAAGCCTAGCGCGCGCAGCCGTTCATGCTCGCGCAGCTGGTCGGCGCGTGGTGCTTTGCCGGGCGCTTTGCATTCAACGAAAACGATACGGCCACCAGGCAGCAGCACTATGCGATCGGGAACCGAACGGCGCCCGGGCGATACAAATTTATAGGCAATCCCGCCGGCGGCTTTCACCGCAGCGGCGAGGTGCTTTTCGATAATGCTCTCGCGTTCGTAGGCCATTACAAAATCTCCGTAATGGCCCATGCAATCAGCGCCCAGCCGCATGCGAGCGTTGCCAGCATTATCAGCAAAACCTTACCTCGATAGCTCATCGTCCACCGCCTTGCGCCGTTCGCGCATGTTTTGCATCAGGCAGAAGTCGGAACGGCGTTCGCTCCACTCCTGGTTAAGACCACTGCGCGATTCGCGGTTGGCTTTCGCCCAGACCTTCGCCGCGCGGTCGTATTCACCGGCTTTTTCCAATTGCATGGCTTCCCGCGCAGACCGGTAATAAAGCGGGCTGTCTTTGTATTTGAATGGCATAGGGGTCACCTCAAATAAAAAGCCCTGCAAGTGCAGGGCTTTTTATTTTTTAGGAAAATTAATTGATCAAGATGAAGCGCTCGCTATTTGAGCTTCATTGAATGTGAAACCTGCCTGTTTAAGGCGCTGGATTAAGCGGGGTACGGTCTCCCGAACATGATCATTAAAGTTGAGATAAAGAATACCGGCAGCATCAGAAGGTTGCTCAAGGTGTTGCTTCTGCAAGATGACCACGTTACTGCGGCCGAGTGAAGATAACAACATCCCCATTTCTAAAACTACGTTTTGACGAGCCCTAGGCAGGGCAGCTTCCTGACCGTCTCTTTTGGAGTAACCCACATCATCTGGAGTGAGGAGAACAATACCGAAACGAGTCTCTGTCTGTCCTTGACCAATTTCACGTTCAAGCTCTTCAATTATCGTAAGTCCAGTACCACCAGTATTCTGCAAAATAAAATGATCAGGCAACCCAAGCTTATGAAGAATGAGCTCAAGCTGCTCCTTTGCTGCATGGTCATGGCCGTGAACGATGAAGATCTTTTTGGCTGGATCTTGAACTGGGGCTGGCTGAACTCGTTGGGCTGGTGCGTTACCCAAGCGTTCATTAATAACGGCTTCAACCTCTGGCTTTGCTGCTTGTGAGCCTTGAATCAAAATTGTTCCGGTATGGTAAAGCGTTATGATGGCACCATTACTTAAACGATAACAATCATGACTGCCTTTGTTTTCTTCTCCGGTGACATCAAAGCCGGATTCGACTAAAAATTGATGAAAAGTTTCGACAGGGTAGGGATATTTGAGTGCCATTTCATTGAGATCCTGCATCATTATTTTCCTATAAAATAAGCAATATTTAGCAAAGCAGCAATGACAGTGATCATCTAATCCTTACGGTAGTGATACGCTTCAAAGCCGCCAGCGTTGAGTGGTATATCGGGCGCCCATTCGGGGTTAGTGGAGAGCAGGGAAGAGAGTGCAGCGTCGGTGTAGTCGTCGGTGTCCGGTGCTTCGCAAATAACTTCATCGTGCACGGTGAGCACAATGTTGTATCCGGCGTTCTCGATCAGCGGCATGTTCCCGGCCAGAACGTCGCGGGCGGCGGCCTGTGTGACGTTTTCGACCAGCTTTCCGCCGTAGGTTTTGAGCCGTTGCCATTTCCGCGAGTAGGAATTGATCCCCATGTAGGTGATATTTCCTTTCTCAATCGACGGCGACGGGTAGCAGAGTGCGCGCCCGGACGGCAACTGGATACGCAGCCATGCGCCATCTCGGCGCACTTTCAGATAGCCGCAATAGAGCGTTTTCTTAGGGGTAGCTATGGCGGCGCGGACGGTACGCTCGAGCTGGTACCAGAAATCGCAGGTTTCCGGGTGCGCCCGGCGCCACAGGCGCTTAAGCGAATCACAGGCAATGAAGACGCGCTCCGATAGCCCGTACGTTGCTTTACGTTTCACCGATTCGTCATACCAGCTCTTAGCCTCGCGCTGCACATCGCGCTGCACATTCGGCATCGCTGCGGTAGCCAGTTCCTCGAGGTCGAGGCCGTATACCAGTGCGAAGGTCAGGAACGCCGCGACGCCCCCGCCAAAGCCGAGGCCCAGTTCCATCACCTTGCCAATCTGGCGTTGGTATTTGGTCACTTCCTCCGGGGTGATGTTGAATGCTTTGGCGTAGGCCAGTTTGTAGAGGTCAGGGCCGGTGCCTTCGTCGTACTGCCGGAAGGCGGCCAGCTTCCACTGCTCTCCGGCGAGCCAGGCCAGCTTTCGGCCTTCGATGTTCGACAGGTCAGATACAACCAGCTTTTTACCCGCCGGCGCCATAATGCAGCCGCGCAGCGCCGAGCTGGTCAGCTCCATGACATTATCGAAAAGCAGATCGGCGCAGCCGGATTTAAGCGCATCGATGCCTTCATCGATGCGTTCCTGCTCGAGTGTAGGGCGGGGCAGGTTCTGGGGCTGGAACAGCCGCCCGGCCCAGCGCCCGGTACGCGATGCACCGCAGAATTGCAGCGTACCGCGCAGGCGCCCGTCGCTGCTGATACCCTTCATCAGCGATTTGTACTTACTGGTGCTTGTGGTGCTGGCCTGAAGTCGGATAGCCAGCAGTTCTTTCACTGCCGACGGCAAATCAGGGTCGGCGATTCGGCGTTCCAGCGTGCTGCGTTGCATGTCTGGCAACTCGACGCCGTATGATTCGACAATGTGCTTAATCATCGCGTCGCGCTGTGTGGCCGCCTGCACTTCGCCGTCGGTCATTACCTGCGTACGCTTTGCCAGTCGCTTCTGTTCAAGGTCTACCGCTTCGATAGCAGCCTGCGCGAGCTGCACGTCCATGCATACGCCGCGGTCGTTGATCCGCTGGTCGCGATGCCACAGTGCCAGCTCGGTGCCCTGATAGTTCCACTTCGGCAACCGTTTATAGACCTCGCGCATTGCCTCGATATCCAGTCCGGCGTAGGCAACGAACCGCTGCCACTCTACCGGGTGCGTTTTACTGGTTGCGCGGCGCAGCTTGCTGTTCTTCGGGCGGGGCTTACAAAACAGCTGGATCAGCGATTTGCCTTCTTTATCCTTCGCCTTATCCTGCGGAACGCCAAGCACTTCGCAGAGTGCCCCCAGCGCGCCAGGGAGGCTGTGCGCCAGCGCCTGCACCATTGTGTCGCGCCAGCGCTCAACTGGTGGCGCTAATTCCGGCATGGCATGGCGCAGCACCGTGCGGTCAAAGTGCGAATTATGGAAAAACAGAATGGTGTTTGGGTCAGCTATTGCCTTGCGCAGTCTGCTGGGGATAGGTTCGCCGGCAGTCAGATCCCAGACGCTAACCGGTTCGTCACCAATAGCCCAGGCGAACAGCATTACTTCGACGCCCTCCGCATAAGCGTGGGTACCGTTGTTTATGGGGATTTCGCAATAGGTTTCCAGGTCGCCCCATAGTATATTGTGCATACCTTACCTTCTGAGTTATGAAATGAAATGGAATTGACAATATCTTTTTCTACAATACTTATGGCCGCTTTTAGTTTTTTAGGGGTTTATATAATTATGCCTTTGGCACTTATTTTTAGAGACCAGCTGATAATTATGTATATCGAGAGATGTATTCTCACACGTGCTTTCTGGGTTTTTATTCATGAGTTAACTGTAGATAAGGCATATTATAACGTTATATATACTAAGAAATACGAGGTTAGAGCTCCTGAAGGCTTTGAGCATGACGAGGGAAAAAGGACTTATTTTATAGATGAAATAGAAGTTAGCTTGATAACGTTTGGTGAATTCTTAAGCAATCAAAAGAGCTATGTGGATAGAATTGCAAGAAATGAGCCTAAAGCATTAGCTAAAACAAACCTTATGAAATGGATAAGTAAGCATTTTAAAATGGATGCTAAATTTGTCGACGTTGTTGATGACTATGTTAAGCATGTTTACGATTTAACTGTTTATGATATAAAAAACAAAAAGAAAGACGTTATTGTTTCGGATGTGAAACCCAGCTGAATATAGCCCCGAAAGTACAGTTTCGAGGCTATAAATATCTTTAAACGAGACCTTCGGCGTCGGCACCTTCGCTGATATCGTCGAAGTCGTCCGGTGCGGCCACACCGCCGCCAGCGAATGCGTCACCATCTCGCAGGAACTGGACGCCGCTTAGCGATGCGTTGATGCGCTTACCAAAGTTGTTATCCTGCGCCCAGATATCCACCACGGCGTTTACGTAGCAGCCGGCATACGGGCGGCCGTCAGCCTGTACCAGTGCGGTACGGTCGCGGTCGATAACGGTAGGGCGGGCTTTGTTCGCTGCGTTCAGGAAGAAATTACCCGGGAAACCCTCATACTCGGCTTTTTCGTCGCCGTCGTGTAGGCAGAGGTTGAGCTTTTTCTCCAGCTGGCCGTAGATGGTTTCCCACTTCTCGCCCCATTTCTCTTTCGCCACCTGTTTAAGCGTTTTGCGAACTTCTTCGAGTTGTGGGTGCTTAGGGTCCATCAGGAAAACCGCCGAGAAGCGTGGATCGCCTTCGCCGTTCACGGTTTTCGCTTCGAACAGAGCAGGGAAGGCCAGACGTACGTTATTGAGTTTCAATTTCATGGTGTTGTTCCTTAAATCAAATGAGGTCGTCGGCGAGGTCGTCGGCGAGCGCATCTTCGGATACGTCGTCAAAATCGTTTACAGGGTTAACGTTGAGCGCGGGGCGCGGGTCGGATTCTGGCGCGATGGTGGGTTTACCATCAGAGCGGGTTATAAGCGCTTCGACCTTCGTCCAGCGGCGTGGGCTTTCTTTCTTCAGCAGCTTTTCGGCCTGCGTCGGGCTTATCACCTTCTGGCTGTACATTTGATCCTGTTTCAGCCTGAAAGATTTCAGCAGCTCTTCGGCTTCGACTTCATTGCGCCATGCGCGGTTACCCTGCTTACCGGTTACCAGCTTGAACCCTGGTACCGGATGTCCGGCGTTGAGTTCACTGTTTACCCGGTCGCGGATTGCCTTTAGCCAGGATTCGAGAAAATCCGCTTGTCCGTAGATTTCAGCCAGTTGCTCGTTGGTGAGCATCGGTACACGTGCTATGGCGCTGGTGACCAGGTCGTTGATCGGTGCTGTCAGGTCGTCGAAGTCACCGGCGACGGTTTGCATATGGAACTGCTCGCGTGCGGTACAAATGGCGCTGGCTTTACAGAACCGGCATTGTTTCTCGCCGGGGGTGAAGTTCTCCAGCGGCAGAGTATTCACGCCTTCGCATTCCGCGATGTTGAACATCACGATCACGTTTGCTGCTGCTTCCTGCGCCCGCTGGCCGAATGCCTCCAGATCTTCCACAGATAAAGCCCATTCAGATACGTGGTTCAGCCGCGGCTGATGGATGAACAGGCGCACGCTGTCAAAGTCGTACAGCAGGTTGAACTGCTCCAGTGCGCCGAGGGCATACAGCTGCAGCTGCTCGTTCTGCTCGGCGTCAACCTGCACACCGCGGCCATATTTAAGGTCGTGGATCTGCAGCTCGTTGCCGACAATGACAACGGCGTCGGCGGTACCGAATGAGTTTTCCACGCCGACGATATGGGAGAAGTCGACGCGCTGCTCGACCATCAACTCGTTACCCTCGGCCAGTGTCCAGACTGCATCAACGTATCGCAGTACGTAATCATGCATTTCTGGGTCTGTTCCGCCCTGATGCTCAAATCCCAACAATCTTCCGTTTAAGATTTTTTCCGCCAGTTTGTGAGCTCGGGTGCCTTCCTCGGCGAAGGCTGAACTTTTATCCGGCTGCGTTGACTCAAGCGCCAGGCTACCGGGGCAGCGCATCCACCGATGCGCTGATGATGGTGATAATCTTGCGTGAACGTCTGGCATGAATCAGCCCTCCAGAGCTTTTTCGGCTTTGGCAATCAGATCAGCGAGGTCTTTGTCTTCCACTTCGCCCAGCTTTTTCGCGCCGAAGCTGTCCAGGATGCCGACGGCCTCAGCGCGATAACCGCCTTTGCACAGCGTTTTAATGCACTCTTCGGCCTGTTTACGCAGCATGTCGAAATCTGGTGTGCTGTCTTCCGTCTGTGCTTTGTTTTTCGCGGCGGCTTCCTGCAACTGAAGGAATTCAACTTTGTTGATCTCCACTGTCAGACCGTCTTCCAGTAACTCATTCAGGGCGCCGAGGTCTTCCACGCTACCAATTGCGCCGCTTTCCGGGTGATTCCAGTAGAACGGGCCTTTACGTTCCTGATTGCCTTTGCCGCTGGCTTTCTTCGGCTTCACTGCGTCGCGCTCGGTTGGTGCAGCGTCGAGAAGGCGCTCGGCAAAATTGCGACGCTCGCCGATGGTCGGCAGGTCGTCCCAGAACTTAAGAACATTGCGGGACAGATCGAGCAGGGCAGGTTTCAGTAACGCTTTGGCGCGTTTCACACCCTGCAGGGCACTGTCCAGTGCATCAATCTTCACTACTCGGGCGTCGGCTTCGGCGTCGCGGTAATCAATTGCGCGCTGCAGCATGTCTTCGGTGATTTGCTGCGGTACCGGGTAGAACGCCGCCAGCGCGATTACGTCGCCGAACTGCAGATCGTCGAGCGTAAGAACGGTTTTCGATTCGGTGGACGTTTCGCGATACTCTTGCACCTGCGCCACGGTGTCGGCTTTAAGCGCAACGCCAGACGCCAGCGACTGCACCAGACGTTCGAGCAGTGCGATATTGCGTTCGTACAGCGAGTTTTGCTTGGTCAGCAGCTGGTTGTTCAGTTCGAGATTTTGTTCAAGGCTCATGCGGCAGTCCTCGCGATAAGAAGGATTAAGGAAACGGTCAGGCCGCACGCAAGTGCGAGAGCCAGCCCGGTGATAAAGTCGAAATGTTTACGACGCCAGCGGAGCACATCGCGCCCCGTCAGCCGGTGGAGGTGTTCAGGTTTCATGGGTAGTGCTCCTTTTCGTGTGGGGGAGCGCACCCGGTGCCAGCGGGCGAGACATAGCACCTTTGTGGATGCGCTTTCCGACAGGAAAAAAGGCCCGCTATGGGAGGCGGGCAAAGACTACACACAGCAATGCAATGGATGATTCAGAGGGTGGGATGGTTAGAAATTCCAGGCAGTACCATTAATCTCTTTGGTGATCTGGCGTGCCTCTGCTTTTCCGTTTACCGGCTTAGTTACCTTTGTGCTCACGCCGTTAGCAGGTGCGTGGGTTATCTCAATAAATTTGGTTTTGCGAGAGGCGAAGTAACGGACTTGTGGGTAATTGTTCATTCTGTTTTTCTCATTCAGTGGATTAGTAAAAGGCCCGAAGCCTTTGATTAATTCACTGACCCGTATTACCGGCGTCCTGCCAGGCCACGGTCCCGACGCATGGTTTAGAGTCGCGCCGTTCGACTTGGGGTAAATGTACAATTTGAATTGTATTTCTTAAACCACAAATGTGGTATTATTGGCGCAAAAATACCAATTAATTGATATTTAATGAAATTTAGTTGGTAAAATTTTGCGGATAGGTGAGGTGGAGGGCTTTACGCCCTCGTAAGTGGCGGGATTTATTAGCGTTTACGGCGGTATATGCGGTGCTCAATCATTACGCCAATAACGCGTAACGGCAGCTCCGCGCTGCGTAATACAGGATAATCAGGGTTAAGCGGTACCAGTTCGAAGTCTTCTATCCCGATACCTAACGGGCGGTATTTCTTAAAGGTTGCTTCATGCCCGTTATTTTTGGCAACGACGAATTCGCCTGGCGCAGGGCACAGATCCGGGTCGATGATAACAATATCCCCCTCTTTAAATTCTGGCTGCATGCTGTCGCCGTCTATGCGTAAGGCGAAGCAGGTTTCCGGCACATCGGCATCCGCGAGAACGTATTCGAACTCGCCTTCCATATCGGTGTAGTCCCTTACCTCAGTGCACTGTCCGGCCTGTACATAGCTGAGGATAGGTATGCGGCGAGTGCTGACCTCTGCCAGCGGCATAATGTTTTTACCGTTCAGCAACCATTCAGGGCTGCATTTCAATGCCTTTGCCAACTCCAGTACGTTTCTCGGTTTTCGCGTTCTCCCGCTCTCGATGGACTCGATTGATTGCTGGCTAACCCCGGCTACGTTTGCGACTTCTGTTTGAGTCATTCCAAGTTCAATACGGCGGGCTTTGAAGCGTGCTGCGAGAGACATTTTTAATACCTTATAAGAGTTGAAATTATGACCTTCTTTTATTAAATACAATTTTTGTTGTATTTGACAAACATCATTAGTTGTTGCTGAATACCACTAAAATTGTAAGAGGTGACAACTATGACCCTGGCAACTCGAGTAAAAGAGCGACGTAAAGAGCTCAACATGACACAAGTCGCATTGGCTGAACTCACCGGGGTTAGCCAGCAGGCGATTAACAGAATAGAGAGTGGGGTAATCTCCCGCCCTCGTTATTTGCTGGAGATCTCCGCAGCGCTTCAATGTGACCCTAACTGGCTTCTCCACGGCCAACCTACCGACAATAAGGCGTAACCCATGCCAGAGATTAAGAACTGGGGGGCGACGCCTGATGAATGGTTCCACTTCGATCTGGTGCTGGGCCGTACTGACCAGCTGCTGCCAGTCGTGTGCAATCCGAACGCCGCCATTTCCCCAAACAGCAAAATGAAAGCACTGGGCAAAACGCCGAGCCTGTATAACCGCGACCGTCTGGCTACGGGTATCAAAGACTGGACAGAGCATGTTGTGACTGAGCACGACTTTGCGCGCTGGTCAAAAGAACCTGATTACGGGATTTGCGTTCGTACGGGCAACGGCTGGCTGGCACTGGACTGCGACAGCGAAGACGCCGACGTGCAGCAAAAGATCCGCGACCTGCTCGCGCAGCTGCTGGGCGTCGTTCCGCCGCGGCGCTGGCGTGCTAACAGCAATAAATGCCTGTACCTGCTGGGTGTGGAAGGTGATTTCCGCAAACGCATTCACCGCCTCGAGGGCGAACTCGGCATTATCGAGCTACTGGCTAACGGCCAACAATTCGTTGCCTGCGGCACACACAGCAGCGGCGCCCGTATCGAATGGGATAACGAGCAGCCGGATGATCCGCCGGTGCTGACCGCTGACCAGCTCGAAACGCTGTGGCAGCAGCTGGCCGACGTGCTCCCTGTGTCGGTCACCACCGAAGCGGGCAGCAGTAAAATGCGCGACCGCTCAACCTTTACCCCCGACGCCACCGACGAAACGGCGGAATACCTGGACGCCAACGGCTGGACTCTGCTGGACGGTACCAACGGCGAGCGTTATATCCGCTGCCCGTTCGAAGACGGACACAGCACCGGCGGCGACCCGACCAGTACGGTTTATTTCCCGGCGGGTACCGCTGGTTTTGACCTCGGCCATTTCAAGTGCCTGCACGCCAGCTGCGCCCACCGCAACGATGGTGATTACCTGAATGCTATCGGCATCCGCAACGACGATTTCGAAGATCTCACCAGTACCGAAGTGGCCGAGCCGTTACCGCTGCCGGCATTCGAGCGTGACAAATGGGGGCGCATTGAGGCGACCATCAGCAACGCGGCCAAAGCGGTTGTGCGCCCTGACTTCGTTGATATCGATATTCGTTTCGACCAGTTCCGCGATGAAATTATGTTCGCGCCGGCGGGCTCAGGCCAGTGGCAGGCATTCACCGATCCGGATTACGCACGCCTGCGTATCACGATGGAGAAACGCGGCTTTAAAGCAGTAGGGCGTGAGCTTATCCGCGATGTGGTACTGCTGGCTGCTGACGAACAGCCTTTCGATTCTGCGATAACCTGGCTGAACGGGCTGGAGTGGGACGGCGTACCGCGCATCGAACATTTCTACCACACCCACTTCGGCACCGCCGATACGCCATATACCCGCGCAGTGTCCATGTACATGTGGACGGCGCTGGCGGGCAGGGTGCTGGAGCCCGGCATTAAAGCCGACATGGTGCCTATTCTCGTCGGGCGGCAGGGCTGCGGCAAGTCCTCGGGTGTGGAGGCGCTCAGCCCCGATCCTGCTTTCTTCACAGAGATATCGTTCGCGGAAAAAGACGATGACCTCGCGCGCAAGATGCGCGGGCGACTTGTCGCTGAGATTGGCGAGCTGCGCGGCCTCAATACCAAAGAGCTGGAATCTATCAAGGCATTCGTGACGCGTACGCATGAGAACTGGATCCCCAAATACCGGGAGTTCGCTACACAGTTCCCGCGTCGCCTGGTGTTCATCGGTACCACCAATGAAGACGAGTTCCTCGCAGATAAAACCGGTAACCGCCGGTGGTTGCCTGTCGAGGTCTCCAGCGTCGATGTGCAGGCTATTAAGCATGACCTGCTGCTGCTGTGGGCGGAAGCCCGCGAGACGTTTAAGCGCCTCGGCGGTATCCAGTTCCGCGATGCTGAACGCCTCGGCGCAAGCGTCCATGAGCAGTACACCATTAAGGACGCGTGGCTCGAGACGGTCGAGAAATGGCTCGATACACCTGACCTGATGACTAATGACATTCCGCGAAATTGCGAATTTTTACGCGCTAGCGACGTGTTGCGCGATGCGATTGGGTTAGACCCGCGCCACATCGGAAAGCGCGAAGAAATGCGAATTAGCAATGTTTTGCAAAATTGCGGTTATAAGCGCGTTCAGCGTCGTGTCGACGGAAAAATGACTCGTATCTTCGAACCAGTGTAACAACCTGTACCAACCTCAAAAAATAGGTTGGTACGTTTTAACTGATTGAATTTAAAGGCCAGTGCCAACTGTACCAACTGTACCAACCTTTTTACTAAGAACCCCATAGATATATATAAGTCGTTTGGGGAAAAGGTTAGAAAACAGATGGTACAGGTGGGTACAGGTTGGTACAGGCCAAACATGTAATTTTTAGCACATAACAGCGTGCGATATGCAAATCGGAACTGCGTTAGCCACAACCAACGGGAAAGCCGCCGCAGTAACTAGAAAAACTTTCGTAGTAAAACGTAGAGGTCAGAGCTATGCGCAATATTCAACAAGTTTTAGAAAGATGGGGCGGATGGGCAGCCCAGGACAATACCGCGGTGAGCTGGGCGCCAGTCGCAGCCGGATTTAAAGGTCTGGTAGCGCCAGGCACGACAACGCGCCTTTCATGCTGCGATGACGATGGTCTGGTCATTGACGCCTGCGTGTGCCGTCTGCAGCAGGTGCGTAAGCCAGAGGAACTGGATGTCATCATGCTGTATTACGTCCACGGACTGACAAAACGCGAAATAGGGCGCCGCCGGCGCTGTTCTGAGGGCTTCATCCGTCAGCAGCTACAGGTTGCGGAGGGCTTCATCGAGGGGTGTCTCTGTATGCTGGGCGTTGGTCTTCAGATGGATCCCGAGGTGGAAATTAAAAGGGATGAAAAAAGTATTAGTGCGCTACGCAAAAACTGCGCTACGCTGGTATGAGTTGAATTTCTGACCTCAACGAAGAGCCCCAAACCACAGGGGCTTTTTTCTTACCCGCTTTCCGGGAAAAGTTAATAAAACACGGCTTTCGTAGTGAAAAAACGCTATGCAATTTGCACCCGGTTTTATGCACGATTTATTCACTCATTTTTGTACGTTACAAATAACTTTACCCACGTAAATACGGCGTTCACTACAAATCAGTGGTGAGTGCCGATCGCGTAGTTCCGATAACGTACATTATGTTAAATCAGGCCGTTTTTTAACAAATTTAACAAGGCTCGCTTAGGCGGGCCTTTTCCGTTTACAGCGCCCCGATAACTTCGGAGGTGGAGACTATGAAAATGCCAAACACACCGCATGGGTGGGCAGACATTAGCGAAATGCTGGCGTCCTGGTGGCGCGGTGACGTGCCGATCGGCGGCGTCATCATGGCGATCGTGATGGCGGTCCTCCGAATGGCCTATTCAGGCAGCAGCTGGAAAGAAACCTTTTTCGAAGGTCTTATGTGCGGCGCGCTGGCGCTGACAACGTACTCAGCACTGGACTACCTGGACGTGCCAAAAACGCTCACGGTGGGAATTGGTGGCTTCATCGGCTTCATCGGCGTGAAAAAGCTCAGCGCTTTCCTGTCCAACTATGTCGGCAATCGGTTCGGGGGCGGCAATGCAGGAAATTAATAAGCAACGCCGGGCTTTTCTGGACATGCTCGCATGGTCTGAAGGCACCGACAGGCAAGGGCAACCAACCAGAAACGACGGCTATGACGTCATCGTAGGCGGGACGCTCTTCTCCGATTACAGCGACCACCCCCGGAAACTGGTCAGTCTTCCGAAGCTGGGTATCAAATCCACCGCCGCGGGGCGCTATCAGCTGCTGGCCAAGTGGTGGGACGCGTACCGCAAGCAGCTTGGTCTGAGAGACTTCTCCCCGGCGTCGCAGGACCAGGTAGCGCTGCAGCAAATCAGGGAACGTGGGGCGCTGTCGCTTATTGATAACGGGCAGATTCGGCAGGCTATCGACCGCTGCAGCAACATCTGGGCTTCACTCCCGGGCGCGGGCTATGGTCAGTTTGAGCACAAGGTGGAAGACCTGATCGCAAGGTTTAAAGCCGCTGGCGGCCACGTTGCGGACATCCCGGCATGACAGCACAAGCTATCGCCGAACTGGTGAAAAAGTTCTGGCTGCCGGCATCCATTACGGTACTCATCGCCGCGCTGGCGATATCGGCCAGCTACTACAAACGTGACGCGCGGAACGAGGCCAAAAGGGCGGATACCGCAGAGCAGCAGGTAAACGCAGCGCAGACCATCACAGCCAACGTTCTGACCACCATGATCATATTCAATTCCATCTCGGAGGCCAATCAGCATGCCAAAGAGCAGATCGCACTGGACGCATCGGGAGCCTCGGCAGATATCAAAGTGGCTGTTGCGAATGATGATTGCGTTAATCGCTCTGTGCCTTCTGGCGCAGTTAAGCGGCTGCAGCAATACGCGAACGGTCTACGTCAAAGCACCAGTGGTGCCGCTCCCGGTCAGCCTGACGGCTGACACTCCGCAACCGGCAGTCCCTGATAACCTGACGTGGGGGCAAAGTCTGGATTTGAATGTCAGTCTGCTGTCGGCGCTGGGGCAGTGCAACCGGGATAAAGCCGACATCAGGCAAGCGGAGAAACAACGAGCCAACTGATAACAGGAACAGAATTATGGCAAAAATCAAATGGCCTAAGGTACCAAGATTCTTTGTACCGCTGTTCCATTGCGCCAATGTCTATCTTTGCCGAAGCAAAGAGGAATTGATACAGGCGCAAAACGCCCTTGGTGTTCCTCTGGCTGACATTTCCATGCTCAACGGCATATGTCAGCATTTCGTCAATGAAGCAGCAGGCGAGAATCTTTACCTGATTGGTGTGTTCGATAACCGCATTTCGACGCTGGTTCATGAGTGTGCTCATGCAACGTTCTACTGCTGCCGCGATGTTGGTGTGACCGTCGATACTGGCGAAGCAAACGAAACCTATTGCTATCTCCTGGACCGAATGGTTAGCGAATTCCTGCCTCATATCGGGGACGCGGCCCCTGAATAGCTATTACAGAAGTCCTTCCCAGAGGGGCTTCGATAATGGCTTTATCCCAACGACTGGAGCCAACCATGGCGATTACCGAAATGACTGAATTGCAGGCTATGAACCTTGAGATCTTCCGACTGGTTCAGAGCGATACCGCAGCGGCCGAGAAGGCGATCACCTTCATCGGCGGCGACAAATTGAAATATGAGCTGTTCAAGGACGGCTACACCCGGGCCCAGACTGAAACTGGCGTTGTGGCTCGTGCGGATAAAGCGATCCGCACCGCCGAGGAAGCGCTGGACCTGTTCCAGACTCCAACCTCGTGAGGTGAGACATGAGCAACAAATGGCCGATCTTTACTGGTAATAACACGCAGGTCAACGCGGTAAAAATCAGCGCTATCCATCAGCAGGACAACGGTTACGGCATAATTACGCCAGAGGGGGGTTATTCTGCGGTTACTGTTACCGATGGCTTTATGCGTGACTGGAAGCCGGTTGTTGGTGGGTATCTGGTACAGGACGCCTCCGGACAGCTGGTGTTCATGTCCGCCGCCAGTTTCGAGGCGCAGTACACCCCTGCCGGCGGTGGCGATGTCACTTCTGCGGACATTACCGATGCTACAACAGTAGGTAAGCAGGTTCTTACCGCAGCTAACCAGGCGGCGGCACGTACAGCAATCGGTGCTGGCACGTCAAACCTGGCGTTAGGCACCACGGCAAGTACTGCGCTGGCGGGCAACGGTACGGCTGCCGCGGCTACCAAACTGGCAACAGCACGCACGATTACCCTGACAGGCGCGGTTACAGGCTCTGCGAGCTTTGATGGCGCTGGCAACATTTCTATTGCAACTACCGCAGGCGCGTAAAGCTACGCGTTCTGTGAGACAGGAAAATTAAATGACCATGAAACTTAAAGCAAAGCACGAAGTGTTTTGTCGCGAGTTTCTGGTCGATCTCAACGCCACTCAGGCGGCAATTCGTGCGGGTTATTCCGCCAGTCGTGCGCACGTCACCGGCGCCGAACTCTATGGTAAGCCCGATATACGAGCCCGCATTGACGAGTTAAAGCGAGAGCGTATCGCGCACCTGGGCATTGACGCCAACTACGTGTTGCTGCGGCTGGTAGAGATTGACCAGATGGATGCGGCGGACATCTTCAACGGCGACATGAGCCTTAAGCCGATTATCGACTGGCCGCCAGTATGGCGCCGCTATCTGAGCGGGTTCGACCTTGCCGAAATGTTCGAAGGCCGTGGCGATGACCGGGAAATGATTGGCTTCCTGAAGAAGGTCAAGTGGCCTGACAAGGTCAAAAACCTCGAACTGATTGGCAAGCATATCAGCGTGCAGGCCTTTAAAGACAAGATTGAGACTGAGGACGTGACCCCGCCAGCGAATCGCGAGGTACGCCAGTCACGCATTAAGGAGCTACTCAGCCGTGGTAAGCGCAGCGATTGACATCGACGACCTGACCGACGAGGAGCAGGCCGAACTGCTCGAATTGTTGGAAGAGGAAGACGAGTATCGCCGCACTCACTTGCTCTATGAATACAGCCCATATGCCAAACAGCGGGAATTTCTGGACGCTGGCGGCGACTTCACCGAACGCTGTTTCATGGCCGGTAACCAGTTAGGAAAATCCTTCACTGGTGGCGCAGAGGTTAGTTTTCACCTCACCGGCAGGTACCCAGGGAGCGCGGGGTATCCAGACGACGGCGCCTATGAAGGTGAGTGGAAAGGCCGAAGATTCAACGAGCCGGTTGTGTTCTGGGTTGGCGGGGAGACCAACGAAACCGTCACCAAAACCACACAGCGCATTCTCTGCGGTCGTATCGAAGAGAACGACGAGCCAGGCTACGGCCTGATCCCGAAAGAAGACATCATCAGCTGGAAGAAATCGCCATTCTACCCGAACCTGGTCGACCACCTACTGGTGCGGCATCATGCGCCGAACGGCGTAGAAGATGGCATGTCTATCTGCTATTTCAAACCGTATTCGCAGGGGCGCCAGCGCTGGCAAGGGGACACCGTGCATGGTGTCTGGTTCGACGAAGAGCCACCCTATGCGATCTACTCTGAAGGACTGACGCGTACCAACAAATACGGTCAGTTTTCACTGCTGACATTCACCCCACTGATGGGGATGTCACAGGTCGTTGAAAAGTTCATTAAGAATCCTAGCAAGGCGCAAAAAGTGGTCACGATGACCATTCATGATGCTGAGCACTACACCGACGAAGAACGAGAGCGGATCATCGAGTCGTATCCCGAGCACGAGCGAGAGGCTCGCGCTAAAGGCATTCCGACGATGGGCAGCGGGAGAATATTCCAGATCCCCGAAGAAACCCTCAAATGCCAGCCGTTCGCATGCCCTGACCACTTCTACGTTATCAATGGTCAGGACTTTGGCTGGGACCACCCTCAGGCGCATATACAGCTCTGGTGGGATAAAGACGAGGATGTGTTCTATCTGGCTCGCGTGTGGAAAAAGAGCGAGAAGACCGCAACGGAAGCCTGGAGCGCCGTTAAGGCCTGGTCAACCCGTATCCCTGTAGCGTGGCCGCACGACGGGCACCAGCACGAAAAAGGCGGTGGGGCACAGCTTAAGACGCAGTATTCCGATGCGGGTTTCCTGATGTTGAAAGAGCATGCAACTTTCGCTGAAGGTGGCAATTCCGTCGAGTCCGGTCTTATCGAGCTCCGCGACCTTATGCTGGAAGGGCGATTCAGGGTGTTCAACACCTGTGAACCTTTCTTCGAAGAGTTCCGTCTCTATCACCGCGACGAGAACGGCAAGATTTCGAAGACAAACGACGATGTTATTGATGCTGTGCGCTATGCATACATGATGCGCCGCTTTGCGCGGATGATGCGTGATATCAGGAAGCCAAAAGAGAAAAAAATCCCAGCGCCAATTCGGCCGATCCAACGTCCCACGAGGTAGATGATGGCTGACAACGACAAGCAGCAGGACAGGCTGCAAACCATCCTGACGGTCTTCGATCGGGATTGGATGTCAAGCGACGAAGCCAGAACCGAAGCGACTAACGACTTGTATTTTGCACGTGTTAGTCAGTGGGATGACTGGCTGAGTCAATACACAACGCTACAGTACCGCGGGCAATTCGATGTTGTCCGCCCGGTAGTGCGTAAACTGGTTGCAGAAATGCGCCAGAATCCGATTGATGTTCTTTACCGCCCGAAAGATAACGCCGACCCGAACGCGGCCGATGTGCTAATGGGCATGTATCGCACCGATATGCGCCACAACACGGCCAAAATTGCCGTTAACGTGGCCGTGCGCGAACAGATTGAGGCGGGCGTCGGAGCCTGGCGTCTGGTTACCGAACATGAGGACCAGGACCCGACCAGCAATAACCAAGTTATTCGCCGTCTGCCGATCCACGAAGCGTCCTCGCACGTCATCTGGGACAGCAACGCCAAGCAAATGGATAAGAGCGACGCCCGGCACGTAACGGTTATTAACGCCATGAGCATGGATGGCTGGAAGGCGTACGCTGAAGAGCAGGGTTTCGACCCCGACGACATCCCAGATTTTCAGAATCCAGACCAGACATGGTTATTTCCCTGGCTGACAAAGGATGTCGTCTACGTTGGCGAGTATTACGAGGTTGAGGAGAAGAAAGAGGCCGTTTACATCTATCAGGACCCTCTGACAGGCGAACCGGTAAGCTACTTCAAGCGTGACATAGCGAACGTGATCGACGACCTCGCCGAGCGCGGCATGCAGAAAATCGCCGAACGCAAGGTTAAGCGCCGCCGCGTCTATAAGTCGATTATCACGTCTTCATGCATCCTGAAAGACCGTGAACTCATCGCCGGTGAGCATCTGCCCATCATCCCTGTTTATGGGGAATGGGGTTTTGCGGGTGACAAAGAGGTTTATGAGGGTGTCGTCCGGCTGACAAAAGACGGTCAGCGCCTGCGCAACATGATCATGTCGTTCAATGCTGACATTGTTGCGCGGACCCCGAAGAAAAAACCTTTCTTCTGGCCGGAGCAGATCGCCGGTTACGAGTATATGTATAGCGGGCAGGATGATTTCCCGTACTACCTGCTGAACCGTACTGACGAGAACGGCGGCGATATCCCGCCACAGCCGCTTGGGTATATGGATAACCCGGAAGTGCCACAGGCCAATGCTTATATGCTCGAGGCGGCGACTAACGCGGTGAAAGAAGTCGCAACGCTGGGTGTTGATACTGAGGCTGCAGGCGGTAACGTGGCGTTCGACACGGTCAACCAGTTGAACATGCGTGCCGATCTGGAAACGTATGTGTTCCAGGATAATCTCGCAACGGCGATGCGTCGTGATGGGGAAGTATATGCCGCGATGGTCAATGACCTTTACGACGTGTCGCGCACGGTTCTGATGACGCTACCCGACGGCAGCGAAAAGGACGTGCAGCTGCTGACGCAGGTTGTTGATTACCAGACTGGTGAAGTTGTCACGTTAAACGACATCCGCGGGCGGTATGAAACCTATACCGATACCGGGCCTTCATTCCAGAGCATGAAATCGCAGAACCGGGCGGAGATCCTCGACCTGCTCGGTAAAGTCCCACAGGGCACTCCTGAGTTTCAGATGCTGCTTTTACAGTACTTCACGCTGTTGGATGGCAAAGGCGTCGAGATTATGCGCGAGTACGCCAATAAGCAACTGGTGCTAATGGGGCTTAAACAGCCAGAGTCTGAAGAGGAGTTGCAGGCGCTGATGCAGGCTCAGCAGCAACAAGGCCAGCCGGACGCTGCGATGATTCAGGCGCAGGGTGTTCTGTTGCAGGGGCAGGCAGACCTGCAGAGAGCGCAGAACGACCAGGCGAAAATCCAGGTCGAGGCGTTCAAAGCTCAGACCGATGCGCAGGTTTCTGCTGCGCGTGTGGTCGAGATACTGGCATCTGCCGATAGTACGAAAAAACAAGACGTGATCGCTGCGCTTAAACTGCTCGGCGATTTCCAGACGAAGCAGGGCGATAGCGCCCGCGCTGACGCTGAGCTTGTCCTCAAAGGGCAAGACCAACTCCATTCCCGCCGCATGGATTTAACCAATCTGCTGCGGCAAGCAAATCAACCCTCCGGCGGAGCAGCCGAGATTCCTCAATAGCGAGAGATTAAATCATGACCGATACCATCAATATTCAGGCAACTGAAGAGCAAAACCTGCCCGTCACCCAGCAGGCGGCACCTGCGGATGATCAGCTGACCGACAATGCCAACGGCAGCGAAGGCCAGGAAAGCGGCTTTGATATTGTCCTGAAAGACGATGAGGCAAAACCCAAGCAGGACCCGGCGACAAATGCCCATTTCGCCGCCAAACGCATCGAGCGCAAGCGCCAGCGCGAGCTTGAACAGCAGATGGAGGCGGTGAGCCGTGGCGAACTGCCAGATGACCTGCGCGTGGCGCCTGAACTGCCGCCACAGCCGGATATTAACCAGTATTTGTCCGACGACGGCCTTGCCAAATATGACTACGACCAGAGCCGGGCGCTTGCCGCTTTCAACGCTGCCAATACCGAGTGGCTGATGAAAGCGCAGGACGCCCGCAGTAATGCAGTAGCCGAACAGGGCAAGAAAACTCAGGCGTTCACGCAGCAGTCAGCCGTTTATGTGGATGCAGCTCGTAAACACTACGACGCGGCCGAAAAACTAAACCTGCCGGATTATCAGGCGAAAGAGGACGCTTTCCGCTCAATGCTCGCTCCGGGCATCGACGCGGAAATTATGGCGTTGTTCCCTGAAAAATCCGCAGCGATTTTCTACCACCTGGGTGCAAACCCGGAGAAGGCGCGCAGCATCCTGAGCCTGCCGCAAACGCAGGCCATTATCGAGCTGACCCGACTGTCAGACCGTTTAACTCTCAAACCACGCGGTAAGCAAATCTCCGGTGCGCCGGCGGTAGATGAACCAGTTCAGGGGCAGCCTGCCGCCGCGAACCGTGACGCGCTTCAGAAACAGATGGAGGCGGCGGCCAGTAAAGGCGATACCGCGACTTACCGCATGCTGAAACAAAAGCTTAAGGAACTCAAATAATGTCTCTCAATGAAGGCCAAATGATCACCTATGCGGTGGACGAAATTGTCGAAACCGTAGAAAACCTGACGCCTATGGCGCAGAAGACCAATAAGTACGATCCTCCGTCGCCATCCATGCAGCGCTCCGGCAACACGTTCTGGCTGCCGGTTGAGCAGGAAGCGCCAACCCAGCCGGGATGGGATCTGACTGGCAAAGCCACTGATGTGCTGGAATTGTCGGTGAAGTGCAACATGGGTGAACCTGATAACGACTTTTTCCAGTTACGTGCTGACGATCTTCGTGACGAACGTTCTTACCGTCGCCGCATCCAGGCGTCTGCTAAAAAACTGGCAAATAACGTTGAGAAAGCGATCGCACAGCAGGCGGTCGATATGGGTTCGCTGGTTGTCACTAACCCTCAACCTATTGGTACCGCGGCTGGTAGCGGTTGGGATTTCGTGGCTGATGCTGAAGAAATCATGTTTGCTCGCGAGCTAAATCGCGATGCAGGCCTGTCCTACTTCTTCAACAGTAAGGACTACAAAGCCGCTGGTCATGACCTGGTGAACCGCGACATGTTCGGCCGCATCCCTGAAGAAGCCTACAAAAACGGTACCATTCAGCGTCAGGTGGCAGGCTTCGATGACGTGCTGCGCTCTCCTAAACTGCCAACCCTTGCAGCTTCAACTGCAACGGGGCTCACTGTAGCTGGTGCTCAGAAGTTTAAACCTGAAGCCTGGCGCCTTGATGCCGATGGTAATAAAGAGAACGTCGATAACCGTGTTGCAACTGTCACCTTGAGCGCAGGTACAGGCCTGAAGCGTGGCGATAAGATCTCCTTTGCGGGGGTGAAATTCCTGTCGCAGATGGCTAAAAATGTGCTTACCCACGATGCAACCTTCACCGTTGTTGCAGTGAACGGCGCCAATGTAACTATCGCACCGAAACCTGTGGCGTTGGATGATACTTCCCTGACAGCGGCGGAACGCGCCTACGCGAACGTCAATACCTCTTTGGCGGACACGATGGCGGTGAACCTCCTGAACGTGAAAACTGCGGAAACGAACGTGTTCTGGGCAGATGATTCCATCCGTCTGGTATCTCAGCCAATCCCGGCTAACCACGAGCTGTTTGCCGGTATGAAAACCCAGTCGTTCGCCATCCCGGGTGTAGGCATTAACGGTATCTTCGCGACGCAGGGCGATATTTCGACTCTGACCGGTAAATGCCGTATCGCACTGTGGTATGCAGCGTGCGCGGTCCGACCGGAAGCGATCGGCGTTGGTCTGGCAAATCAGACCGCTTAACCAACTGAAAAGGGGGCTTCGGCCCCTTTTTCTTTGTTGAGGATTGACCATGTCCCAGATGATTTACAAGCGTGGTGGCGACACGTTGGTGTGGGGGTTGCGAGCCCACGTAAAAGTAATCGAGGCCGACGAACTGGAAGCCCACCTGGCGGAAGGCTGGCTGGACCACCCGTCAAAATTGTTTGAGCCAGAGCCAGAGCCAGTAGCTAAGAAGCCCCGCAAGAACAAGGCAGTAACTGACGCTGACAATGCGGACGCGCTAATTTAACCACGGTAGGCGGTGACCATGAATCTCACGACTAAAGGCGATCTGGTACTCGCCGCTTTGCGCAAAATTGGCATCGCCTCTAACGCTACTCTGACGGATGTTGAACCGCAGTCCGTAGAGGACGGGGTGAACGACCTTGAAATGATGATGGCGGAGTGGCGGGAGGATCCTGCGGTCGGTATCGATATCGGATATCAGTTTGCTGCTGAAGGCGAACCGGCGATGGATGGCGATGACCACGGGTTGAAAATCGCACATCTTAGCGCGGTCTATCACAATCTGGCTCTGCGTATCGCACCCGATTACGAGGTCGAGCCTTCGCAAAAAGTGGTGACCACCGCGCGCTACGGTAAGGAGCTGCTAGTCAAATCCTCGGCGTTGAAGCGGGCCAAAAAAGTATACCGCGACGCCGGGTACCCAAACCGGATGCCGATCGGCTCTGGCAACCGCATTCCGACCTATAACGGTCACCATTATTTCCATCGTAAAGGTGATGACGATGCCGACTCTTCCACTGGCTAAAGGCCTCGGTAAAGACTTCCGCAACGCGGATTACGTCGACCTCTTACCAGTTAATATGCTGGCAACACCGAAAGAAGTGCTTAACGCGGCCGGGTATCTCCGTTCTTTTCCGGGGATAGCCAAAAAAGCGGATGTTGAGGGGCTGTCTCGCGGGGCGGAGTACAACACTGTGCAGAACGTTGTTTACCGCGTTGCCGGTGGCAAGCTGTATAAGGGCGCCAACGAACAAGGAAGCGTATCGGGTAGCTCTCGGGTAAGTATGGCGCATAGCGCGACCAGCCAGGCCGTGGCTGCCAATGGTGTCATGAATCTGTATCGTTACGACGGGACGGTAAAAACACTGGAGAACTGGCCGGAGACGGTCGGTGATGTCTCTTATGCTCAGTATGACATTGGCAGTGTGCGCGACATCTGCAGGGCGCGTGGGCGCTATGTTTGGGTGAAAGACGGTACGCAGACCTTCGGTGTTACCGATCTCGAAGATGAATCGCACCCGGATCGGTTTCGACCGTTCTATAGCGCGGAATCGCAGCCAGACGGCATTATTGGCTGTGGGGTATGGCGTGATTTTGTGGTGATGTTCGGCTCAAGCACCATAGAGTATTTTTCGCTTACCGGCGCTGCCGATAGTACCTCCGCGATATATGTTTCTCAGCCGTCGTTAATGTTGCAGAAGGGTATCGCGGGTACGTACTGCAAAACCGAGTTTGCTGACACTTTTGCATTTATTAGTCATCAATCCACTGGCGCGCCATCGATTTACCTCATCAACAGCGGACAGGCTACAACGATCGCCACGTCTACTGTTGAGAAAGTACTTCGCGAGTATACCGCGGGTGAACTGGCCTCAGGCGTACTCGAAACAGTGAGATTCGACAGCCACGAATTGCTTATCGTTCATCTCCCGCGGCACGTGCTGTGCTACGACGCGGCAGCCAGCCAGAATGGGCCCCAGTGGTGCATTCTCAAAACCGGGCTGTTCAATGATGTGCACCGAGCGATTGATTACATGTTTGAGGGTAATCAGATCACTACCGGTGACAAAACCGAGCCGGTACTCGGCACCTTGCAATTTGACTCCTCAGCACAGTACGACAAACAAGCAGAACACCTGTTATTTACGCCGATGTTCAAGGCTAACAACTCCCGGGTATTTGATTTCGAGCTGGAAGCCGCAACCGGAGTTTCACAGTACGCAGAACGGTTGTTTATCTCTGCAACGGCGGACGGCTCAAATTATGGCCGCGAGCAGATGATCGACGCCAATGCGCCTTTCGTGTACGACAGGCGCGTGCTGTGGCGCCGTATTGGTCGAGTGCGTAAAAACATCGGCTTTAAAGTGCGTGTGATAACTCGGTCTCCGGTAACACTGAGCGACTGCTCAGTAAGGATTGAGTAATGGCCGATGACGGTCTCAAAAACCCTGTAACGATCCAAGCTACGCGTATAGATGCAACTCTCCTGCCTCGTAATATTTTCTCCCAACCCTATCTGCTTTACGTCATCCAGCAGGGTACAGATCTCGGAAATGTCGCCGGCAAGGCTAATGAAGCCGGTCAGGGGGCCTGGGATGCGCAGGTTAAAAACGATGAACAAGACCTCGTGCTGGCTGATCATGAATCCAGATTAGAGACTGCGGAAGCGACACTCGTTAACCACGAGCAGCGAATCACCGCCGCCGAAGCAATGCTGGTCAATCATGAAGAGCGAATCACCGCCGCCGAAATAGAGCTGGCTGACCATGAAGAACGCATAGCAGCTAACGAAGTGGAGCTGGCGGACCATGAACTGCGCATAGCGCAAAACGCCAATGATATTTCCGCTTTAGACAGCCGTCTGGACATCGCAGAAAGCGACATCTCCACGCTGGAGGCTAACTCGGTATCGAAAGCTGTTTCAACCAGTCAATCAGTGCAGGCTACTGGCGGTTCGTTTCTCGTCGGGAATGTGCCAGTGCCTACGACAGACAAGCTGCAGGTGGGCGGTAGTGCCAATGTCAGTGTTTCGTACAAAGTCGCGGGATTGCAGGTCCTTGGCGCTCGTCAGACAGGCTGGACTGCCGCTACCGGTACGGCGAACAAAGGGGCGTTCGATGCTGACCAAGTATTTACCGTTGGTGCTACCTATTCGCAAACAGAAGTTCAGGCCTTGGCGGATGCGCTGAGAGCAGAACGCCAGCGTACCAAGGCGCTGGAAGATGCAATGAGGGCCCACGGGTTAATCAACTGATGGAAATCAAATTAATCGACAATCCGGTGCGGTTGCAGTCGTTCCTGAACGACCAGGCCAACACCGGCAACATCGTCGACGATGGCGATCGTTACTTCATCAAACCGGATGCGGTTTACCTTGGTGTTTATGAGGGGGTGATGCTGGTCGGCGTGCATGAAGTGCGAAATTTCTGGCACAGGGTCGTAGAATGCCACGCCATCTACGACCCTGGTTTTCGGGGTAAATATGCTCTCGACGGTCATCGACTTTTCTGTAGATGGCTGCTGGCTAATTCTCCTTTCACTAACAGCATAACGATGGTCCCTGATTCGACCAAATATGGTCGCGCGATCATTCGGCTACTGGGCGCAACCCGAGTCGGCCATCTTGATGACGCCTATATCGGTAACGGTAAGCCTGTCGGAATCACTCTCTATCAATTGCCTCGCTCGAAATATGAGGAACTCTTAAATGCTAATTCATCAGATTGCCAATAAGCACCTCAACAAAGCGGTGTATCAAAAGGGTGGCGATGGCGGCGCCGGCGCTCAAGCCGACGCGACTAAGCAGGCCACTGCTCTGCAGCGTGAAATGTGGCAGACGAACATGCAGAACCTTGCGCCGTTCACCCCGTTGGCGCAGCAGTACATCGGTCAGCTGCAAAACCTGTCTTCTCTCAGCGGCCAGCAGCAGGCCCTGGGGGATTATTACAACTCAGGGCAGTTTAAAGACCTGGCGAATCAGGCACGGTACCAGCAATTAGCGTCTGCAGAAGCGACGGGCGGACTTGGCTCGACTGCAACCAGCAACGGGCTTGCGACAATTGCCCCTATGCTAGGCCAGAACTGGCTAACCGGCCAGATGAACAACTACCAAAATCTGGCGAACATCGGTCTTGGCGCGCTACAGGGGCAGGCTAACGCAGGCCAATCCTACGCGAACAACACCGGGCAGTTACTACAGCAGCAAGCAGCTCTCTCGGCGGCCAATGCTAACCAGCCGTCGAAGCTTGGAGGTGCACTCCAAGGGGCGGCAGCGGGTGCAGCGGCAGGTACGGCAATTATGCCGGGATGGGGGACGGCTATCGGGGCGGGCGTTGGTGCCCTTGGTTCACTATTTTAAGGAGCTGATATGGCAACATGGCAGCAAGGCAATGCCGGTGGGTTGCTGGCTGGCATTGGCACGAATAATACGAACGCCCCACAGGCCAGCGATGCAAATACTGCGTTAAGCCTTATTCGTGACAATAACGATCGTGCGCGTGCGGGGGAGAACAACCTCGGCATGCAGCTGGCGGGAGCCGCGGGCTCGATTTTCAACAGTTATAAGCAAGGCGAACAGTTCCAACGTCAGAAGGCGTTTCAGCAGGAGTATGCGAACGCGTACGAATCAGGCGATCGCGGAGCAATGCGCGGACTCGTAGCTAAGTACCCGGAACAGTTCGAAGCGGTACGTAATGGCATGGGCTTTATCGATGAAGACCAGCGCAACACAGTCGGTAGCCTGGCTGCGTCGGCGAGACTGGCGTCCCAAAGTCCCGAAGCAATGGGGCAGTGGTTACAGAAAAATGCGGGCGATCTGACTCGTGTTGGGGTTAACCCTTCTGATGTAGCGCAGATGTATCAACAGAACCCTGCTGGTTTTGGTCAGTTCGTTGATCATTTGGGAATCGCTTCGCTCGGTCCGGATAAATATTTTGACCTGCAAGCAAACCATGCCAAATTGCAGCAACAAGGACAGTACCAGCAAGGGCAATTATCGCTTGGTCTGCAACGTCTGCAGCAGCAAACTGCCTATCAACAGGGGCAACTGGCTCAAGGTCAGCAGCAGTTGAACCTGACAGCTCAGAAGAACCAGGCGGATAACGCCAACAAGCAGCTGGAGTTGAGTTTGAAAGCAGGCGAGAACAGCGCGAAATCACAGGCAGCCCAGCAGGCAGCGGTGCAGAAAATGCAAGATTACGTTGGCGCGCATCAGAGTAATGTTAATAACGTCTCCAGCATGTACGACACAGTGAATCAGGTAAAAGCTATTTCGCCTGAAGTCTTCGACCGCGTATTTGGCTTCGGCGGCACAGTTAACTCCCGGATCCCCGGTACAGAGTCGGCGGACGCATGGTCCAAAATCGAGCAGATGCAGGGGCAGGCGCGCCTGATGGGGGTTATTGGCATGAAAGGTACCGGCCCGGTGTCTGACTCCGAGGGGCAAGCTGCGGCGCGTGCGTTCCTGGCGATTAACCAGAACATGTCGCCAAAAGCTGCACGTGCGGCGATTGATAACTGGCAGAAGGTGCTGCAACGGCAAACTGCTTACCTGCAGAAGCAACAACCAATGGTAGATACCTACCAGCGGAAAATCGATGCTTTTAATACGGGTCAGAACGGCGCTGCTGCACCGCGGGCAGGTCAGAGCGAAGGAGGTTATACGTTCCTTGGTGGCGACCCGGGTGATCCTAACAGCTGGAGAAAGAACTAATGACAGGACCTTGGGAGAAATATCAAAGCGCGCCAGCGGAAACTTTGTCTTCTGAAGGGCCGTGGACCAAATACCAACAACCTCAGACCGAACAGTCGCCACCGCAAACAGGTGGCGATATTGTTTCTGCTGCTGAGCAGCGTTTTGGGCTCCCCGCGGGGTTATTAGGTGCGGTTATCAGCAAAGAAAGCAGCGGTAACTCAAAAGCGATTAGCCCGAAAGGCGCGATTGGTTTAGGGCAGGTAATGCCCGATACGGCGCGTGGGATGGGTTACGACCCTGAAGAGCTCAAGCGCAGTCCGGCACTGCAGGTCGAGGCCGCAGGCCGCTATTTAAAACAGATGCTCGATGCGCATGGTGGCAATGTAGCGGACGCTTTGGCTGCCTACAACTGGGGCCCCGGTAACATGCAAAAGTTGATGCGTGGTGAGAAGACGCAAATCCCTGCTGAGACTGCTAATTACGTTACGGACCCTCGTTTCGCGGAGTGGACGCAACCCGTTGCGCGGCCCGGTAGCGAAGGCGAACTGGCTCAGCTTGAGCAGCAAGCAGCTCAACCATGGACGCGGGCCGCACCTGAGCCGACTTTTGCAGAGAACCTTGAACAAGCTGGGCGTGGTTTGGCGCAAAGTGCGGTGAACGTCGCCAACATCCCTGGGCAGGTGGTTAATACCGCGCTCAGCGCTGCGGGCGTACCGGCGGAAAACCAGGTGATGCAATTACGGTTACCTGAGAGTATGCAGCCTACAGACCCCTTCGCGCAGCTGGGCGCGGAGATCGGCCCTTATCTTATCCCTGGGCTCGGCGCTGAACGTACCGCGGCGGCTCTGGCCTCTACGGCGGGGGCCGGTCGCGTTGAGCGTATCGCAACACAGGGTGCCAACATGCTGGCGGAAAACCTCCCTGGCGCTATTGCGCAGTCTACCCAGAATAACGACTTGTCGGGCAACCTTGCCACAGGCCTGGCCGGCAGCGTAATTGGGCGCGGACTACTTGTCGCTGGCGGCCGCGCGGCGGGTGCTATCCGTAATGCCGCACAGCGTGAAGGGCAGGCAACGGTGTCAGCGACCGAGCGAGCTGGGCAGGCTGCAGTAGACGCAGCCCCAGAGCAATCAACGTTACAACAGCCCGGGATGCAGCCAACCGGCGGTGCTATTCCTCCTGAACAAGGGGTGCAGGATGTGGCTGCACGTGTCGGCGCTGCTGTTGATCGTGAAAACCCGCTGAGGATGGCTGATGCCGCTCGTGATGTAGCTCCGCGTCAGGATGTTATCGACGCAGCGAAGCAGTTAGGTTTGAGCGAAGACGATCTGCTGTTGTCACATGTCTCCGGTAATCAGGCTTATCGTGATTTTGAGCAGGCACTAAAATCCGTCCCCGGGTCGCAGCTGGCGGCGCAGGAGAATCAAGCGTTAACCAAGATCGCTAAATATGCCACTGACCTGACAGATGCTGCCGGCGCGCTGCCGGACAAAGCGGCGATGAATGTTAAATTTTTGTCATCTTTCCAGCGCGGTATAGCGGCTGTGCAGAATAAGTCTGACCAGTTATATAACCAGATCTCGGCAGCCATTCCTAAAGGCCAAACCGTAGAAGCGAATAACATTATTCGTTATCTGGAAAGTAAAGCCGATGATGTTGGTGGGTGGGAACATCTGTCGACAAATGAAAAGCGCGTATTTAACGAGGTATCTCCTGTCGGTGCCGATGCGTCACCACCAACATATGCGCGTCTGGATAATATCCGGAAGCAGATAGGGCAGGCTATCGGCAAGAATTCGGGGCCGTTTCGCGATGAAGAGACCGGCGCACTGAAACAGCTATACGCGAACCTGACAGCCGATCAGGAGGAGGCGGTTGTAGCTGCGGGTATGGGCGATAAGTGGCAGGCTGCCAAGAAACTGATCGGGGTGCGCACCACGATGGAAGACGCGCTAACAGGCCTGCTGGGTAAAGACCTGCGCGGCGACATTGGTACCAAAGCCAGTTTGGCTATCCGTAACCTGGCCAAGGGCGATGCGAAAGGATTCCGTGCGCTGCAGCAGGATATTCCTTCGCCGCGGATCCGGCGAGAAGTGGTGGCCACGTCGTTGGGTGATGCATTCAGCCAGGGAAGCAGGAAAGAGAACGAATTCCATCTCCCGGGGTTTGTGGACTGGTATCAGGGTCTTAAGTCCTCTGGCACTTTACCGATGATGGAGCGAGAGTTGGGCGGGAGAACCTCAGCAAACTTGCGTAACCTGTTCACGGTATCACAGGCGGTACGCCAGGCTCGCGAGAGCAGTATCCAAACCGGTCGCCTTAACGCGTTTATTAAGCAGTTTGATGCCGATGGCGGTGTGCTGGATAAAATATACCGACACGGTAAGGGCGCTTTGGCGACGACAATTCTGGGTCATATTCCGGTGGTTGGCCCGACGCTGAGTTATGGCGCGGTTGCGGGTATGGCGGCCAAAGAAGCAGCCAGACCGGCGCGTAGCGTGGCTGCAGACCGTTTGCTGGCGTCACCGGAATTTAGGTCTGTTGTGAAACAGACGAAAGGCGCCCGGCTACCGGAGAAGGGCCAGCAGGTAGTTAATCGAAAAATGGAAGCGCGTATAGCCAATTCTGCCGCATGGAAATCGTTCTACCGAACGCTGACGCGCGAGGAGAAACAGGCAATTGCGAGAGTAGGTATTATTGGTTGGCTTTCAGGGGAGGCCGACGGCACAGAATATTAACCACCGGCCAGAGATGGCAGAAATATAAGAGCGGATATATCATCTATGCCATAAACAGAAAGAGGTATATCAATGAAGAAATTAACTCTGGTTATTACGGCAGTAGGACTGCTTGTCGGATGCGCTAACTCATCGAAAACTTTTGCGCCTGATGGGCGTGAAGCATATTCAATTGACTGTTCCGGCACAGCGAGAACATGGGGGATGTGTTTAGAGAAAGCGGGTGACCTCTGCGGGGCCAAAGGGTACGACACCTTTACTTCCGTCGGCGACAAAGGCTGGATTGCCACTGCGCAGCCTGACTTTGCAATGGCTGGTAGTACGGTCTCTCGAAACTTGCTGATAGCCTGTAAAAAGTAGCTAATAAGGGGGGCCGAAACATCCCCTTATTTTTTCACATACATTGCAGTCAACGTTTCGATCACTACCTTTTTAAACTGCTCGGCGTGTTCGTGTGCCAGTCGTTCGGATTCGTCGCGAAAACCCGTTATCTTTGACGGCTGCGCCAGTGCCTCTTCAATTATCAGCGTAATCTCAGCATTCAGTGAGCGGCCGTTCATTTTTGCGCGCTGCTTAATTTTGCCGTGTACTTCTTTTGGCAATCTTAAATGAAACTGTGTTTCTAACTCTTCCATAGCGATGCCTCACCAGTGGGTGGATCGGCATGATATGGCGAACTGTATAAATCAACAATAGTACCATTTTGGTACTTTTATCGTCACTACCGCAAGGCACTCCTTGCGGGGATTACTTGCACCCGGAGCAAAATAAAATGACAGATACCAACTATTTGGTTTCTATGCCAGTTACTCCCTTTTCAACACCGAGATCGTTTAAATCAGTTAGTAACGGGGCGGTCTATATCGGAGAACCCGATACTGATCCATCAATCCCTGATAACCAGATACCGGTATTTGTTGTAAATGAAGATGGGTCTGAGGTGCAGATATTTCAACCGATCGTGATTAATGCGGGAGGATTTCCAGTTTATAACGGGCAGATTATGAAGTTCGTAACCAAGCAGAACTTCAGCATGGCCGTATACGATGCTTATGGTACCCAGCAATATTATTGGCCTGATATATCACAGGTTGACCCAGCAATTGCTATGCAAGAGATAATTAGGCTAAGAAGCGATCTTGCGTCAAGTGATAGCGGGCTTGGCGGGGAAATGGTTGGTTTTAAAAAGGACTTCCCTGGAGCTCAGCCAACCACTATCTCAAGAGAGTTGGATACCTCAGAAGCAATAACTCCTGAAACATTTAATACAGGAAGCATGACTGATGATGAGCTTTTTACAGCCATGTTTTCTAATATTGATTCCTATTCTTCATGGGCGTCAGGGTTTGGTGTAAACCCAGGAAAGATAGACCTGCGCGGGAAAACCTATACCCTTACGCAAGAGCATATCTGCAGAAAGGGAGTGAACATAACTAACGGCACTATTCGCCTGAATGGTGGAAATATAGTTATGGGAGAGCTAGGCAGTACATCTACTCTTACATACGCATTCCAGGGGTTGAGCGTTATCGATGTTGGAACTGCAGAATCAGAAAAAGCCCTCATAGAAGTGCGTGTGTGTTTTAACGTTTTCGTCTGTGCCAACTATATGAATGCTCGAAAACCATCCTCAGGAAACAGATCCAGGTATGCACTCTTCCTGGGCTCATCTAGGGGGTGGGGAATTGGCATCGTTAGCGGATACTACACAGGCGGTCGGTGTACTGTTCGAATTGGCAGAACAAGCGACCATACTGGAATCTTCGTTGGCTCAGGAGCGACCATAGATCATGGAAGTGTTTGTAATCTCATGCTGTGCAATCCTGCAGGCGCTTCCGTTATTGGATGTAACGTTGAACACTCAGAAAATGGTAGCGCCGGCTCAATTATTATTACAAGCAGCACCAACGGTTCTGTCAATTACGCACACTCAGTCACTATTCAAAGCGTCTATGCCTTTAACTCCGGGAAAGGAACATCTGGAACAACTCTAACCCCAGCAGCGATTGTGGTAGGTAGAGATGTTCCTGGAACCTTGGGGTGGGACGTATCTGGACAGCTCATCACTAGTGGAAACAATGCTGACAACATAAAAATAAGCAACTGCTATCTTGTATCAGATAACCAGCAGTATGCTGCCATCATGCGAGGAAGAAGTGGGCTGGTAGTAGAAAACTGCGTAGTAATCAATAACAACTCCGATGCTGATGATGTCTTATTTGAAGGGACAGCAGCAAGAAGCCACGCATACGACAACAGAAACCAAAACACCGGGGTATTTGATTTTGTTGGCTACACATCATCAAGCGCACCAACAATCGGCTCTACAAATGGCTCCTGGAATATGGCGCTTACTGACTCAAATGGCGTGGGGTCATATACAAGGAGTACATTTGGTGGAGGATATAATGTAACCAACGATATGTGCACAGCATACGGATGGATGGTTATAGGCTCTGTCGTTACTCCCGCAACAGGGCAACTTCGAATAGCATTACCTCTTCCTGTCAGGACAGCGATACGAGCTGGGATTTCTGTAGCTGTATTTAATATCGCCGGTTCAAAGCAGCAACCTGTGATAGGTCAGGTTTTAGAGGGGGGTAACTACATGACACTCTTCACCTCTGATGGGCAAGCGCTTGCGGCATCAGCCATTACCGCAGGAACGTCATTCCAGTTTACATTCACCTACCCAGTCAGGATGGCAAGATCCAGATAACCAACCTTAGCCAGCACGACCGAGTGTTGTGCTGGCCCCATGGTAAATAGTAGTTGATTCAAAATTACAACGATAAAAGTTGTGGATAAATTGACGGAGTATTCCTATGTGATATAGTTCTGGACCTAGTATAAAGTTGGGTGAGGAAGATCACATATCTCATGGGTGGACGACTAATATCCTCACCGTAAATATTTCGCCACAAATATAATATTATAGTGGTGTTATTGTGAGGGTTACACACAGTGAGAAGTAAATTCAAATATGATGATATTGCTATTAGGCTATATCTATTAGCGCTCGCAATAATAACGCTAGTACCTTTTGGTCGTGGTAGTATATCTGGGTTAGAGCCGGCTGTTCCTTTTATTTTAATTTCATTTGCTGTTTTCGCAATGACAAGAAAGACAATAGATAAAAAGAAATTATCTGTTTTATTTATGTTCTTTCTGTGGGCATCATGGATCGTTGCAGGTATAGCGTATAGCTATCTAACCTACGATAAACTGGCAGATCATGAGTCATCATTTCTTCGATATGTCAGACTTCTTGAAATGTACTTTCCAGCGCTTTTAGTTTTCGCATTTATTAATAAGCTCACTGAAGAGCAAAGGAAAACTGTCTATCGTTTTTTCATTTTCCTTTTCTTTGTTGTTACCATCGAGGCAGCCTGGGGTTGGTTCATGCAAATGGACATCCTTGTTGCGAAGCAAAGGTTTAGCTATCCTGGAATGGGCTACATTTACAGGGCGGGTGGTGTCGCTAATGATTCCAGTGCGTATGGTAGTCTTGCATTGATTCTTGGCGTGGCATCGCTTATTGGTCTTCGCCATACCAGCAAAAGCAAAATACTTTACATTTTGATACTGCTTGGCCTTGTGTTTAACATCTATATTTCACTTACACGAACTCTGGTTTTTGCGCTGGCGGTATATGTATTCTTTGATTTAATCAGAACAAGAAGCCTTAGCGTATTCAAGATGTTGTTCTTCGCTGCTATAGGTGCAGGGGTAATCATTTACGGTATCACTAATGATTATATCATCGCCTTGTTGGATAGGATTACCGGATCTGGACAGATTGATATCACGTCTGGCCGACTTGCCACCTGGTCTGCCGTCCCTGATATTCTTGGGGAAAATCCAATATTTGGCGTTGGTTATCGCATGGCTACTGATAAGTACGGCATCGTACCTGATAACGTGTTCATATCATCCTTGCTGGAAACAGGCGTTATTGGTTTAGCTTTGTACGTAGGGATGCTTGTGTCTCTGTGCTACTGCGTTTACAAGAACAACTCAGAAAGTCTCCCGCTTCTCCTTGCGTTTATAGCATCAGGGATGTTTGTTGATATATCTACGTTCTGGATTAGTATTCCTGCACTAATCTTCTTTGTTGCAGTTAACAGTCAGCGCGATGAGGATGATGGTCGCCATCGCGCTATAGAATGATTACTCTATTTTATTAAGCTTCATCAATGTAGTAATCGGTGCTTTCCCTGGGGTTGAAATATCCGCCTCAGGGGCACTTATAACATTTCGCGCTGCATTAGTATTCATCAGGGCTATAACTCTTCCAGAATTCTCGCCCTTGATGTTTCTTATGATGTTAAATTTGGAGTATACAGATAATACAATATCGCAATTTGAACCTAATACATTTTTTATCATATTAGGTTTAAATTCCTTTTGAGTGTCTTTAAATTTAAAGAATGTTGACACCGCTTTCTTTGCATTTCCAATGCTGATGTTTTGAATTAAACAACCAGACGAATTGTTTATAAGCACACCCTCTGATGTTTGAGTTCTTCCAAGGTCTGGTATATCTATATCTGAAATGATGCAATCCTCGCAAAAGTTCAACGCTACGCCACTGCCGTTTTTACTTCCATCTGTCATTGGTTTTAATTGTTTTGCATTCTGAATCGTGCAATTACTAGAGTTAGCCATAAACCCTATTGAGTAATATGTCCTGACCATATCGGGCTCAAGAACATACAGGTTTTTCGCGCTGCAATTATGGTTTGATGGTGTTTCTGGCGGAGTGTCAGAGCCCATTCCAATAAGTTGCGTCCATCCTTTCCCCCAGATGTTGCTGGCATGGCAGTCAATGGCGTTTACGAAGTTAATTCCGTACCCGCCCCAGTTGCTTTCTGAGCCAGCAGTGAATCTCGCCTCCAGATAGATATCGTGTAGGCTACTTCCTTTCGCCTGGGCCAACTCTGGCGTGTCGCGTATGTAGTGCCGTTGAACGGGATTCTTGAAGTTGTTATTGATCGTAGTCGATAGCGATTTGTTACTAAACCGAGTTAACGCCAGGTCTCTGTTTGCCTCCAGGCTTGAGCCGATGACGAAACCACCACGTCCTTTACTGAACACCGGATTCTCGAAAACAATCCGCGTATCCTTACCATCGCCGTATGCTTCAGTATTGTTAAATATAAATACCGGGAACTTCAGCAAATATTCTTTTTTGGGCGGGGGAAAGTAAACCGTTCCTCCGCCGGCCTCATTTGCTTTGAGAAATGCTTTTTGAAACGCAAAAGAGTCGTCAGTCACTCCGTCCCCTTTGGCCCCAAAGTCGGTAACGCTGAATCTTGACGCTCCTGATGCAAATGCAACTTTTGGTATGGACGCCATAAGAGCAGCACCCATACCTAGTTTGAATGCCATATCTATGGCATCTCTCCTGCTGTAACTTTTCATGGACATCCTCACATGCAACTTATGATTACCGAACATTTACACGACGCCGGGTATGAGACAATAAGAAAACGTATAGTAATCAGTATGGATAATCCATTTCGTAAAAGCTGATCTTGATCTTTGCTATTTGTAAAACCACTGTATATAAAAACAGTATTAACAGGATGAAGAGCATGCTCATACATTCAGACATACAAAATGCATTCAGAAATTCACTATCGCAGAACCCGAAGGGATACCTATGCCTTAGAACCAGCGACTTCATCAGAGAGTTGCGAGGGAAAGGCATTCACTTCTCAGATGATGAAGCCAATCGGTGGATTGAAAGACATCAATCGTGTTTTGCTGACAAGACAACAGACCACAGTAATAACCGCCTGTGGATTCTGCGCAACATGTGGCGGGTGCTCTGATGGGATTTCCCTCTCCGGCCGACGACTACGCACAACGAGCCCTTACAGTTGACATGATATGCGGTACTGGGCCAAACACCAGAACTGTAGAAACCGCGACCGGCTATGCTGTGATTGATGTATCGCTCAAGCCAAAGCTGAACAGCACGGTAATGATCGCTTATTCCGGAATAACTGATTTTGCAAAGGTGATGGGCAGGACACTAATTACCAGGGATGGGGAAGCGATCGAAGGGGAAGCGCTTAACGATGTCGAGGTTAAGGGGGTTGTGACGTTCATTATCAACCGTGCGATCATCGACGATGACGAATGCCCAGTGATCTGA